TAAAACCGTAACCTCTCGTTGGTTACAAACGAGAATTGGTCAAAATTACATTGCCAAAGATCGTAGCGGTAAGTTAGAAGAGTTTGAATCCCCTGATCTAACTACTATTATTAATAAACTTGGATTTGCGGAGGTGCAGACAAATGAGTGATTTTGATGGATTTGATTTTAATATAGATGATGCGGGTAGTGACAATACCGCAATTCCAAAAGGTGACTATCCTTGTGTAGTTACTACGTGCGAGAAAAAGAAATCTCAAGCGGGTAACGACATGATATGGCTTGAAGTAGAAATAACTGGCGACAATTACGCGGGTTGGATGTTACGTAAGCCATTTATGCTTTGGGCGGAAAACCAAGAGCATTTAGGATACGCTAAAGCGGATTGGGCCAGATTATGCAAAGCGTTAGGCTTTGGTAACGACAATCCTCCAAAAAGTGCGCACGATTTACACCAGAAGGCGTTTATTGTGTCGGTTGCGGTAGAAGAAGCAGAAGAAGGTTCTGATTACGGTGATAGCAATAGAATCGTAGGATTTAAACCTTTGGAAAAAGCGGCAGCTCCAAAAGCAGCTGATCTTCCTCCAAGTATGGGCGAGTCTAAGGATTCTTCCAAAAGTGATGCGTCTGCCCCCAGCAAACCTTCACTTTAAAAACATCGGCTACGCTAGGAGTCGTCCAGAGCGCAACGCTCAACCTAGCACTTTCCTTTAAGAGTATGATTTCCAGTTAGTTTTCAGAACGGATAACCAATCGTCTATAGCCATAATTGCTATGGCTTGATTGTCTTTAACCCACTCGGTATTTATTGCGTATAAAGGAATACATACACGAATGGGACGACGATTAAATTTGAATATAAGTACAGGTATATTATCTTCGCTGGCCTTACACACCTGGTCCCACCAAGCAGATTTTAGCCAATCTCCCTCTTTGTAGAACTTACATTCTATTGAATGGTGTGGTATTTGTAGATCGCAAAGATCTTTCTGTTGGTATTGGTCTAGGTTGCGTTTAGTTTGGTAATCTATCCCTTCCTCTATAAAGAAGTTATTGAGTATACGTACAACGTCTCTTTCAAACTGAGCGCCTTTGTTTCTGGAATTTATTTTAGCCATTAACTTGCTTTCTTTCTTGTTTATTAATTCTTTCGTCTATATCCATAACATAATCTTTTGTTACAGTACCTATTTCTTTGTTGCCTCTCCAGTGAGATCTGCGCCACACAAAACCGTCAGTTGAATTTTCACTATGCGATCTCATTAAATGACCACGCACCAAATGATGACGTTTTTTATGTGTACTAGCGTCTGCTTCTTTACTAACATCATCTGGCACATTTATTGTTACTACATAATGCTCAAAAGCTGGACGCCAGCCAGGACGGCTCTTGTAAGGATTGTCTTTGTTGTATGGTGTTTTGTTAGGTTGCATACCGTCTTTTTTTAGCATGTTTACACAAAACTCTTTAAAATCTGGGTGCGTTAATACAGATATATGCACCAAAGTTTGTAATGCAGCTCGCCACAAATTGTTTCTTGGGGGAACATAAGATTCTTCTTCCATTTTCCACCTTTTGTTCATTCTCTTCCAAAGTTTATCCTTTAACGTTTCTTTCTCAGTATGGTCCCACTGCAAATAATTGCCCTCAATGGGTTTACTGCTGTATGGAAAAACCATTGCGCTAAACAAACCATAATCTTTTTCGTTAATAAATTGCTGGACATCTTCTATGATTACAGGTGTGCAATTTTGTGTTTCTTTAATAGTGAGGCCACAAGGAAACACAAGATTTGTAGGATAATGCGCTGTTGTGGGTCTGGTCATAGTTTCCAAAGTTTTTCTCTTAAAACGCTTTGGTTTATATATCTCTTCTTTAGACATATTGTGTGCGAACGTCACTCTGCAAACCAAAACCGATTCTGTTTTCCAATTTTTGATTTGCTTCAATAATTTTCGTAAACCTACATCGGTAGCAAACAAGCCGCTTTTTTTATTCGCTTTTTTTACATCTTTAATGAATTGATCTGTTTTGTGTTCTTGTACCGACATAATTGTGGTGGCACCCCCCCTATCAGATATAAGTAAAGTTTTTTCGTGCGGCACTCGTATATGGAGATCTCCGAAAAATTCATTCAATATTTGTTTGGGTGGCAAAATCTCATGCAACAAAGTTGCTTTAAATTGAAACTTCAAAGAATCCATCCACAAATCATATTCTTGTTTGCAAAGTTTTTGGTAAATGTCCAAAAGTCTTGCATCATACTCAGTGGCTTGTTCACGATAACGCATAACGCCTGGCAAGTTTATACCAAGCATTTTTGCTTCGGATAAAGGACCTGTGTTTTGGTTATGAGTCTTTAAATTAAAATCCAAAAAACTGTGTGCCTGGTAAAAAGCTCCACACAATCGATCCTCATTTTTCAATCTGGCCATTATTCTTCTAATTCAAGCGTAACGATATTCGGACTGTTATGAATGGTAGGTTTAGTTCCTTTAAGGTATTTCTTATAAGACTCCAACATATCCTTCATATCTAACCAGGCTTTGTCCATTTGCTTATCGGTTATCTTAAATATCTTGCTTGCGTAAGGTTCTTTCTTTTCTTGCGCAACGAATACAAACTCTTTAACTCTGTAACCCGCAGCTTCTAATCCTCTTCTATACCAAGCGGCTTGTTGCGCGTATCCGTATTTCAGTACGGATTCTAAGAATGATTCAGGACTGCAACTGTAAGTGGTCTTGTAATCCACCGCTACAATCTCAAAATCCTGATGTGGTCCTTGCGGATTGCATATAACGTCAGGTCTGCACTTACAAAGCACGTCGTCCTCATACCAATAAAAAGACGCTTCCGCTATCTTGCCCTCACCGTTCAAATACATATCCGCTTCTGGGATGATATTAGAACGCATGCCTTCTATATCTAATTAGTCTTTCTCATTGATAGCCACCAGGCCACGTTGTATAAAGTCTTGTTTCAGCTCTTTATTAACTTTGGTGTAGGGAGATCCAACGATCACGCCTACGTTGTCATTAAATACGGCCTCGCCTTCTACTAACATGTAGTGGGCAGCAGTACCAAAGTTCATTGCGGGAGTGGTTTCTTGTTCCGTTTCAACGGCGTGTATTTGCGATTCGCCAAACTTACGTACAAAACTAGAGCTGATGCCCAGTTCTGAATGATATAGTTCGTTTGGTATTTCTCTAATAACAATCGCGTCACCCTTCTCTATAGGGTCGTATTCTAGTAATTCTGGTATTTGTTTCATTTTTTTTCTCCAATTAATTCTTCATAAAAATAATCAATCATATAAGAAAGCAAAACTCCTTCTGCCAATTTATAAGTCTTAGACATTTCTTTTAATTTATCTTGATATTCTTGATTGGCTCTAGCAGTTATTCTTGTATCTTTTTTTGCTTGCAAATATTTATCTTTAGGTAAATTAATTTCCTTCACCGTCCTTGTCCTCTATATATAGATTTGCCGCGCATACGGCGTTTGCTTTTGTTCATCGTACTGGTCCCAAGATTCTTGATACCGATAGAGGTACGTTTACCTCTTGATCCAGCGTTAGATTGTCGTTCTATTTGAGTTTTACCTGTTCTCATATTTTCTCCTATTAAAATGGTACATCGTCATCTTCATCCCAATCTTTTTTTCTATAAACTTTTTTAGTCTTGGATTGTTCTTGTTTAAGTTGGAACTCTTGTTGCATCTTAAAATAATCTTGAACGGCGTCTTTAGATTCATCGTCCTCATATTCTAACAGAGTGGTCTGCACGATCTTGTCGCTAAGTAAAGGCTCGGGCCAATAGCCGATATAGTTTTTTAGATCCGTTAAGTTTTCTGTTATTGATCTGCGCGGGTCGTATTTTGGTTTGCCTATCGCTTCCCAATATTCTTTGACCGCTTTGATTTCTTTGTTGTTGCCCATAAAGGTTAGATCAAATTCAGTTTTGTCGTAAGGCAAATACATGAAGGACCCGTCTTTCTTCTTAAATGGGTAGCAACGTAAAGGTTTACCTATTGTCATTTTTAAGTACCTCTTTATAAGCCTCTTGAAATACTTGAGGATGATGTTGGCAAATATAAGTCATCGCTTCTGCGACCCTTCCCATTGCTAAAATGTCCTCTAAAAGCAGTATCATATTGTCTGGACCAAAGTTATTCAGTCGTTGTTTTGCTTCTGGTTTTAGAGTGCTGTCTATTAAGTTTTTAAGTTTTGTCATATCTTTCTCCAAAAAGTTGAAATGTAATAATACAAAATAAGTTTACACTTGTAAACAAATTAGTATATACTTATTGTAAATTACTTAGGAGAAAGTGAAATGGCAAAGACAAAAATAGTTAAAAAAGAAATAGATGCAGAAGAAAATATTGCAGAAGAAATACACAATCAACTTTGGTTTGATTTGTTAGAAGTAACGGAAAAAGCACAGGAACTTGGTGTACCTCACGTAGTACATTTAGGTACACAGTTCTTTACACGCATGGCCCTTGATTGCGCGCCTAACGAGGTTGAAGCGTTAGGTATAGTAATGGAAGCCATTAAGGTTACAAAATCTACTGATGAGTTGGATGAATTGGAGGGTGTGTGGGATGAGTAGTCAGTACAAGCCAAAAGAATACGAAGGCTATCACGAAATTTTAGCAGAAGTTAAAGCTATTGTTAGACGCATAGCGCCTGATTGGGCCGCTTCAGCTATCGTACAAAAGATAGATGACCTGGAGACTACGATAGATGAAATGTATTCAGGGAGAGCTGATATGGCCGAAATGGAAGAAAGTTTTGACCCTGAAGGTTGGAGGAAAGGAACCGTTTGGCATAAAGATAATGAATAACTTTTATATAAAGACGGACCTTCACGCCGATATGGTGGAGTATCGTTATAACCCTAAAGTTACACACGAAGCTTATAATTGGAAAAATTGGATCCCCAAAGTAACTGACATACAAGTGGTTACAGATTTGCCAAAGGAAGTTAAAATGGCAGTAAGGCGTGAGATATACGAAGATATACTAGCGTCAGAACAACGGGGGGAAACCAAATGAATGACGAAGCTAAGATCGTAGAAATAATACGATTGTACGGGGAGTTGGATAAGGATAATAAAACTTACATCGCTAATTTTTTAGCCGATAAACAAAAAGATGAAGGAACAAAAGGAGAGGATTGAGTATAAGTGGGTGGTCCAAAATGGCGTTAACAAAGGTAAGCGTTACAAAAAATACACTCGGATTGAAACGACTCGAGAGAGGTAATACATACGACTTCTATAATATAATAGATATGCAGTTGCACTCTTTCTCCGTAAGAAAGTAAAACAAATGGCTCGAGGTACAGTCAGCAACGAAGTACCTCACCTTATTTAATATGTTAAAAGCAGACGGATTTGACGAAGCAATCATAGGAGTAACCTACGATATGGTGGTCCAGAAGGAGCGCCTTATTTATTCTGTCGATAAATGCGTCGAAATATTAGTTAAAAGAGACGAAATGACTTCAGAAGAAGCGATTGAGTATATGGACTTTAACGTACTTGGCGCGTATATAGGCAAAGATCAACCCGTTTTTTTAAGCGAATATGAGGAATAATCGGCTATACTGTCGGTATGTCGCATTTAAAAGTAGTAGAAATAAACAAATACAAGCGCAACCCTAGTCATATTGAAGGTAAGCAACGCCTGGATACATTGTTTGACGACTTTGTAATCAGGGGAGCTAAACCTAATATGGTGGCCGAAATGATAATGGCGTACGGGATCTGCGAAATAATAAACAATTCCGCCAGAATGGAAGAGGGCCTTGATTCGATCAGTCGTTTGCTCTCGGAAAGCTTTGGTCTGGATATAGAAAGAAATGAGCATTTTGATCTAGATTTAGGGGGTTTTGTCAAAAAGGATGATGATGAATGACAAAACTATTGGCTTGAAACCCTTTCACCTAGCACTTTTGGCGTTTTGGCAGTTTTGTCAGGGTTTGGGGTTTCCTGTAAAAACATGGGTACAAATAGTAGAAAACTATAGGGGGGTGTAAGAGAATGTATGACAAAAGGGGGTATATATTAAAAAATAAATATAAATACTCTTCTGAAAACCCTTATCTTACAGGATTTCTTAGAAAAATTAGTTTTGTCAGGAATAGTGTGACAAAACTCTGACAAAACTCTAAAATATGACAAAACTAAAAGAAAGAATAAGAAAAGAATTAGATGAAAAAACTATAGAATTATTAGAGAGTGAATTTATTGTTAAACTAGCGGAAGCATTTCCAGGAGCGAAAGTAGTATATGCCAAGAGACATGAACATACGAAAGTCGGTAACGATTGATAAAACATTAGAAGATACAGAAGATATGCCTATTGAATATCTAAACCACGACGAAAAACAATTAACGAAAAGACAACGATTGCTAGTCTGGAACGCAGTCAACGATCCACAGTTGACGTTTGCAGAAGCGGCCAAGAAAGCAGGGTATAAGAATCCAGTCGTCGTCGGGAGACTGATGCGTAAGAATGAAGAAAGTAAATACGCTCACGTTCGTCGGGAGTATGAACGCTTGATGTCGGAAGCTAAGAAGAAGTTTGAACTCACGCATGAGCGCGCAGTTGAAGATCTGTATAAGCTAAGAGATGATGCTTGGGGTCGGGGAGCTTTTAACGCAGCTATACAGGCTCAAGGATTGTTGCTTAAAGTCGGAGGACTTATCGTTGATCGTCGGGAAGTATTGCACGGGAAGATAGATCAGATGAGTCGGGAAGAAGTAGAGAGGAGACTCCAGGACTTATTAGGATCTAAGTCGGGTATAACTATTGAGAACAAGTCGGAGACTAAAGCTATAGAGAGTAAGTAGTCGGAAGTAATTAGCTTTTCTCCTGTAAATTAATTATCGATTCAAAATAAATCTCAAATTCTTTGCGGTCTTTCAAACAAGGATTTCTTATTTGTAAATATTTGCCATTGTTTTTGATTACAATTTCATATTCTTTCTTATTGTATTTGAATAAAAAAGTAAGATTTTTTCCTTCTTCAACTTCGCGTAAACTCATTCTAGACACTCCTAATACATTTACTGTATTCATCATTAACATCTGCAAAGGTGAATCTATATCCACACTTTCTGCATCTCGCTCCATTCTTGCCTGTTGCTAATCCCCAATACTCTGTATCGCATTTAGGACAAAATAACGCTTTAGCCATTAGCTCTTCTCCTCATCTGTAATTACTTCATTTATAATTTTATAAGTCTCATCTAGTTCTACAGCTATATTTCCTTCGGTATAGCCTACAATCGCATCATCTAAAATACTTCTAGCTTTCTTTAGTTTCTTTAAGTTCTTACCCATTAGCTTTTCTCCTGTATGCCTAATTTAGATAGAAACCAACGGAATGGATAAGAGTTTATTAAATCTCTCCTACGCTCCTTTCTTGGTTCTTGGGTTACTTTACCCGTTCTAATATCGGTTAGAGTCTTACTGCCGTCATTAAATACTCTCTCTTCTATATAATTGTTATAGTGATGATATTTAAGCTGCTTCGCCCATTCTTGATAGGCTTGTAAACCTCTTTGCTTCTCTACTGCGTCTTTAAATTCAGTCATTGTTCTTCTCCTGTATTTTAATTAGTCGGGTTAGATACCACTCAGCTTTCTTTAGATCTTCAAGGCCACCTTTGTCCTTATATCGGGTAACGTACTTGATGATATTGCCTTCTAGGTAGTTCATAGAATGAGAAACAATATAGTCGGTCGTTTCTATTCCTTTGCGGTAATAGGTCGGGTTGATGTTATCGCTCATTGTCGGACTCCTCTAATTCTTCAAGGTCAGATTTTTTAAATTCTAACCTATCGTCTAAAGTTTCTGCATCATCATCAATAACTACAACTTTATTACCCCAATCTTCAACAACTGTTCCTGTTATAACAGTAACGTCTTGGTTTATTACCTTTACTCTATCTCCTATTGATTTAACTGCCATTGTCGGACTCCTCTTTTTTATACGCACACACAACAAAGTTATAACCTTCTGCATCTGTATCTAAATCTAATAGATCAGTAAGAATATCAAGGACATTTACCTTATGGGATTCAGCGTAATCAACACCAAACCACACACCTTTAGGTGCTACTGTCCACCCCCCTTTTTCTAGTTCTTTTTTAGTTAGCATCTTCACTCTCCCAATAAAACAGAACATCAACACCTTGATAGGTTTTCAAAATACCTTGTGTTTCTATTCCTACTTTTTCTTGGTCAGACAACGTGCTAATAATTACCCAATTAGAGTGTCCTAATTGTTCTCTGCAATCATCATCAATAATTTCTGTTATATCTCTACTCACTTTAATATCTTCCCATTGGTTTTATTTATAAATTCTTCAAATATTGTTTTATAAGTTTTGTTTCCCTCGTAATCAACTTCATCTAAAGTATCGATTGAAAGACGAATTTGTTTTCCAATTTCTATTTCAAAAGCAAAATCATTATCAATAGATTTAATTCTGATTTTGTCTCTAAAACTTATTTCAACCCCTCTACTCATCTTCACTCTCCCATTTTTTAATTTGTTCAAGTAAAGATGTAGCACATTCACTTCTACCTTCGTGAAGTTCAAAAGTATCGTCTGATAATTCCTCCTCTCCACTAAGTACAGGTTCGTTATGATCTACTTCATCTTCAAGCCATTCAGTTATTTTGTCTAATAGACCATTAAGATAAAATACTTGATTCCTCAAGTCATTTATCTCGTTATCCAATAGTTTTATTTCGTGTTTACTCATCTTGGCACTCCTGTAATTACGTTTAGTTGTTCTTTCGTACCAAACAAAGTAATCTTCATTTCTTCCTCGCCTTCCCAACCTTTATGTGTAATTAAAAGATCCATCACATATGTGTCCTCGCTTTCAAGATCTGGTGATTTAAAAAGTTTATTAGGTTCAGTTGTTTCAACTGTTTTTACGTTATGTAAACTAACATCTACGCTCATATCTTTCTCCTTTCTAGTTATTAAAATGTAGCTAGTGGGCAGTTGGGTTAGC